TTATTTGAACAAGCGAACACGACTCCAAACGCTCAATAGATAAGTTATTTTTGTGATAACAAATAAGGGAATTATGCCGATTAGCCTCGTTGAAAATAGAGATTGTATGCAAGCTATGTCCGAGTTCCCCGACAAGTATTTTGATTTAGCGGTGGTCGATCCCGAATATGGTATTAATGCTGGCAATATGACAATGGGTAAAGGTAGCCGAAACGATACGGGCAAAAACCAAAGAAAGGATTGGGATAAGAAACCACCCGCAGAAGAATATTTCAAGGAGTTATTTAGGGTAAGCAAAAATCAAATTATTTGGGGTGGTAATTATTTTTTAGACAAGATAGGCAAGCCTACAAGATGCTTTTTAATATGGGACAAGATAGACTACAATAGCGATTTCGCTTCTGCAGAGTTGGCTTGGACTTCTTTCGATGCTGTGGTAAAGACTTTCCAACGTGCGAGAAATTGCGGAGATGAAGAAAAGATTCACCCAACTCAAAAACCTATTAAACTTTACGATTGGATATTCAAGAACTACGCAAAGGAAGGAATGAAAATACTTGACACTCATTTAGGTTCTGGAAGTTCACGAATTAGCGCACACAAAGCTGGATTAGACTTTTGGGGCTATGAGCTAGACAAGGATTACTTCGAGGCGCAAGAAGCGAGATATAAAAACTATTTAAGCCAATTAGATTTATTCAGAGAGGCGATTTGATGCCCGATAGTTCACTCTCAAACTTCTTAGAATCTGATTTAGTAGCCTTAGAAGAAAGGTTTATCAAGGTGCTAAAGCAGTTCGATAACTTATCGCAAGTAGAGAGAATACAACTTGCGGCAGAATTAGATTTCTTTGGTGAGTTAGAGAGTGCTGGACTTACTAGGGCGTTACAAAAACTCAATTCAGAGTACGCCGGAATAATAAGAGAGTTAGCTGGTTATAAGGCTCAAGGCATTTCTGCATTGACTTTGCAAGATTTAGAATTATTAGTCGAAGCCGATACCGATAGCTTATTGAGGTCTGCGCAAAGTTACTCAAGTGAATTTCGTTCTAGGGTTGTCGCTGGTTTTATTGCTGGTGAAGATACAAGCGAAATAGAATCAGATTTACAGAATATAGGGCTGAGCAAACGAGAAAGAATTTCGGCTATCAACACATTCAGAGATAGATTTCAAGCCGTTGCAGTCGCTAAGTTATTCGAGGATGAACCAGAAACAAGATTCAAGTTGTCCGGTCCGCTTGATATAAAGACCCGTTGTAGTTGCAGAGCTGTTTTAACTAAACAACCCAAAGAAGGACTCACTAAATCGGAAATTGACAAAGGCGCATGGCATAAGATAGCACTTGCAAATTGTGCCGATTACGCTAAACAAGTTGCAGAGGGGAAGCCTAAATATAATATGGTGAATAGAGGCGGGTATTCTTGCAGACATTTTATCGAGATAGTGGAGTAATAAATGCCAATAGTAGAACTCAAATGTGAAAAATGCGGTAAGGTTCACCAAGTATTAATACCTAAAGAAATTATACCCGCTAAGTGTACTTGTGGCGGGGAATTAAAGAAACTACACCCGAAAGGGTATTTCACAATTAAATGGTAACTATATGACCGCTTGTGATATTTGTAAAGGTGCTTGTTGTGAAAGAATGGCTATTGATACAAGACCGCTAACTGAAATGCTAAAGGAATACTTTGAGGCGAGAGGCGAAAGAGTCGGAACAACTATTTTCTTAAACCAAAGATGTAATTGTTTAAGCAATGGCAAATGTTCTATCCAAGAAATTAAGCCTAAGATTTGTAGTGATTATCAAGTAGGTTCAACAGCTTGCGTGAAGGCTATCAGGTGGAAACATAACGATAGGACGCAAAAGAAGATATTCAGTTTATTCCCGACTTCTTAGATTTAGTTTTTGTAGTATTTTTGCTGGAGAAAGTTTAGAAAGTTAATATCAATTTCGTATATAATTTCGTTCTTGTTTTCTTTCACTGATAGGTTAGGTTTGACATCGTAAGCGTCAAGCATTTTAATATCTGTTTCGTCAAGCTCGATACCGTTTAGAAAAAGTTTCCCCGTATCTTCATCAACTTGGAAACTATAATCAAATGTTATTTTGAAGGTCATAAAGGAATATACACAATTAGCGACTTAAAAGACATACCGAAATTACCCGTTAGCTTTTGGCGCAAAGTCGGGCAACTGGCTATTCAGTGGATTAGGGAAGATGCGAAGTCTGGTAAAATGCAAACAACAGACGGAAACTCCCGCAAGCCTTATTATAGCCGACAATATGCCAAGTATAAAGCTAATGATATGCGGAAATTGGACGGTAAGCGGTTGAGTAGTGGTTACGCTACTTCTATCACTTCCAACCAAACCTCATACGTTGACATGACTTTAACGGGTAGGATGTTCAGAGGTCTCCACGTTGTAACAGCAGATAACCGAAGTGTAACACTTGGATATAGAAGCGAAGATGCTGGTAAAGTAATTGGCAATCGTGATAAATATGGTCGAGATGTAGTAAACCTTAACAAAGAGAATCGGGAAAAGGTCAAGCAAATGATAGTCCAGCAATTTAACGAGAACATCCGAAAGACATTGAAAGATATAACTATAAACGTGAGGTTTTGATGATAATTGAACTTCCAATAGTTTACTTAGAAAATGCTGACGAGGTTAATAAAGGCGAAGAAAGTGGGTATAAAGTAAACGCTGTTAGCACGACAGAAAAAACTACTTTCATTATCCCGGATATTTGCTTGGTAAGAATTAACCCGTCAAGTAACGACAAGCAGACAACTATCTGCTTCGACGAGGATTCTTATATAACTGATTTAGACTATGAAACGGTAGCAATGATGTTTAAGGATGCTCTAAGGAAATAACCCGACTTCATGTTAAATAAAAGATTCTTATATTTGTGTAGTAAAAAATAGCAGATAATCCTAGTTCTTAAATAAATGTTTAGTCTCAATTTGTCTAGTAGAGTGAGACCTACTAAGACGAGTTGAGACTTTTTTTATGGGTAAAAGTTTCATTAACAAAAGGAAGTACAATGGACGAAGAAGTAAAAACTGGCGAACCAGTTGAAAGCAAAACGGTAGAAACCGAAGAGCGCAAACCTTCTGAATACGAAGTCAAACTCCGCAAAGAGAATGAAAAGCTACGCAAAGACTTGCAGGCTAAACTCGATGCAGAAGCAAAAGAAAAAGAAGATGCTTTGGCTAAACAAGGCGAATACCAAAAGTTATACGAAGAAGCCAAACCGAAGCTGAACGAACTTGATAGCCTCAAGGCAAAATTAGAGGCAATAGAAACGAAACGTAAAAACGACCTACTTAGCAAATTACCCGAAGGTAAGAGGGACGAGTTCATTGATTGGACTGCCGACCAGCTCGAAAAGGTTGTTGGAATCGTAAACAACGAACAACCCACTCCCGTCGATAAAGGGAAAACATTCGGCGCAAGTAGACCGGGCAAAGCCCCTAAAACCTTTGCTGAATGGAAAGAGATGAACGCTAACGTATTAAGATGATAGCGTTTTAGGAGATTCAAAATGGCAGATTTATTTAGTGTAATCACGGATCAAGGTGTTTTAGACCAAACACAAGTCCAAGCGTACCAACAGGGCGTAATTTTAGCAGCCGAAGAAATGACAAACTTCACTCCCGCTAGTCCGCTTATTTCACAAAAGCAAACCGTAGATGCCGCAGTGGCTAACTTTTTCAAGTTCGCGCAATTAACTGGTGGCGCAACATTAACGGACGGCGTTGAAGTAACAAGCGAGGCAGTAGTTGACTCTAAGGCTTATGCAACATTAGTTGAACATGGTAACGTAATTACTTTTACCGATATGGGCGAAGTTTCCGTTGGTGGCAGATTAAACGCCGCAGTACCTCAATTAATCGGTATGAACATGGGTACTTATTTTGATAAGTATTTCATTCAAACATTGGAAGGAAGTTCTAACGAATACACTATTGGTGGTGGTGCTGAATCTGGTTTAACAGCCGCTAATGTTATCACACCAGCTTATTTAGAAAAAGGTTACACATTCTTAAGAGCTAACAAAATACAGCCTCTTGTGGATGGTTTGTATGTTGCAGTAATCCACCCTCATGTGCTTGCTGATTTAAGAAACGCTACAAGCGCCGGAGATTGGACTATCGTTAGCCAATATCAAGGCTTGCAGACCGTTCTAAGAAACGAAGTTGGTATTTTCAAAGGCTTCAAGATTATCCAATCCGCTAACGTAACAGTTAATACAGATGCCGGAGATTCCGCAGTAGATACTTACCATACATCTCTATTTGGCTACAATGCTTTAGGATTAGGAATGAGCCAAAGCAAACCGTTGACATTAACAATCGTGAACAATACTGATAAGTTGAACCGCTTCACACACGTTGGATGGAAGGGAACATTTGCTTCTTGCTTAATCGATACAAACGCAAGCTGTAAAATTACTTCTGCTTCGGCTTTTGGAACTAACTAACAAATTAAGGGGAGTGAGTAACTCCCCAATTTTAGGAGAATAAAATGAAACGAATATTAATCTTATTGCTCTTTCTTCCTTTGTTAGTCCAAGCACAAACGATAGCCTTAACTGAAACTCAAAACGGTTTAGACAGAGAGTTCTATTTTTATGCGGCTTCTTGCGATAGTGGGACAACCACAAGCGGGATAATGAAACTGAATGAATACAACGGCGATTTAACCAACTATCCATTGAGTTTCCATTTATATGTAGCTGAAAATTCTTCTGCTTACAATCCGATTCTCGGAGTATTCATTGAAGGTAAAAACACTATTGGAACGTGGGACGTTGTTGATACTCTTTATACTCCCGATACCGTAAGCACTAATATTTCAGCTAGTGGATTACTTGATTTTAACCCTTCGACTAAAGGGATTTATTCAGAATACAGAGTTAAATCAGTCGCTACTTCCGGCTTAGGTAAAACATTCTTGCTAAAAGCAGTTATCAACGCTTATAAAAAAGACTAACAAATAGAGAAATACAATGGCAAAAGTAGAAGTTGAAAAAGTAGAAAAACCGGAACTAAGAAAAGTACGATTTACGCAACCTTTTGAAGGTAGCTGGAATAACTTCAAGATTAGAGTTACACAAGCGGATTTCAATAATGTTAAAGTCGGCAAGTACGATGAAAAGAAGGGCGTATTTGTTAAGGCTTCTTCTGAAATCCTCAAACGTGATTTACCTATTGATGTTTACAACTGGCTACAAAAATTCGAGGTAAGTACAGATGCTTAAAGCAACCGTTGTAACAAGTGATCTAACTAAGTTTGAGCCTTCGTTAGCTGATTATTACAGAACCAACCAGACCGATTGGAGCGAGATATTAATTAAAGCTCAAGAAGTCCTAGAGGCTGATATAAAGGCAAGGGGTTTATTGCTTCGCCGATTATGCAAACCGTTATTATTAACAGATGCAACCAAATCAAGAGAAGATGAAATAGAACGCACACGCTTAACATTTACTTTAGGCGGGACGGTAGGAACTACAACGTTCACCTTTCAAGGCACTAACGACGATTCAAGCGAAACTTGGAACACTATAACAACAGCAGACACTTTAAGCTATACGACAACTGGGGAAAAGACCACAACATTTTCAGATACTTATAAGTTTTACAAAATAACAAAGTCCGGCGGGACTGCAACCGTTACAAATATTCACTTGGTAGAGCGAAGTTTTGAACTGCCTAAAACATTCTTAGCTATTGGAATGGCGTTCAAAGCTTTGCAAAGTCAAGTAAGCGACTATTGGGAAGAAAAGAGCAAATATTATTTCGATGAATATTACAAGCTCGTTCAGAACGTGAACTATTCCTATGACGCAGACGATGACGGAAGTGTAAACGCTGACGAAGTTAAAATTAATCGTGTAACCTTTGTGAGATAGTAATGAGTTGGACGGCAAGCGAAACCTCGGTAAAGAGTGTGTTAACCGCTAACGGGTACACAGAAACGTCGAATATACATGAGGCGGCTAAGTTCCCTTCTTCACGAAAACACAAAGGTTATTCTTTAACATTCCAAGACTTCCAAACAGAATATTTAAGTGGTAACGGTGTCATAAGTTCAGCAATGGTTTTATTAGAAGTATCATACATAGTAAAAGATAATACTGATTACAGCACTCAAGTAGCGGCTTGGGAAAGTTTATTAGAGGCGTTAAAGGTTTATGTCTCTACAAGCCCACGAGATCAAAGTTTTCAAATTGACCCGGAGAACGGAAAATACATTTATGCAAAAGTTCTTTTGTTTTTCCAAGCTACTGGGTGTTAGGAGAATAAAATGGCAACAGAATATTATTTAAGGAGCGCGAAGGTCGGCTTACTAAGACAAGCGGATTGGGACACACCTCAAGCAGTGGGCGCAAACTTCAAGACTATCAATGCGAACACTGGTATTACATACGATCCGATGGTGACAGTAACCGACTTTAACACAACCGGAACGACCGGAATAATGGCGCAAGAAACCCGAAGGTATATCGATGGAATTTCTGGCATGCCAACTATTTCTTATTCGTGTCCAGCAACAAAGGCATTATTAGCAGATCACTTAGTAGCGGCTTTTCAAAAGGTGACAGAAGCGGCAACAACCCCTTATGCAAAAAATATCGATCCTTACAATGCGTTTTTAGATTTCGCAGCAGACGCGGGTTACGTTTACACTTTGTGTATGTCCCCTTCGGGTAATGCTATCCAAGATGCAATTACGTTAGAAAATGCTGTAATAGATTCATTAGAATTAACCGTAGATAATTTAGCTAACGGCGTTGAACAACTTGCGAAGTTAAACGTTACTTGGAAAGGTAATGAAATGAACTTTGGCGGGAATGCTAACGGAACATGGGTTGCACAACCAACAACGGGCTATTTGAATGATTCGGCTTTAGGCTTTACATTAGATTTAACCGTAGGCTCTGACGATTTCGCTTCAAGTTGTTGGAAACGCTTTACAATGAGAATGGTAAATAATTGGGATTCAGACTGCAAAACAACGGGCGGGAAAGTTTACAACTACAACATCGCACGACCAGAATTAACCTTTGAGATTGATATTCCTTATACATCAACAAACTTTGCAATCTTGGGTAATTATAAAAGCGGTGATAACGTAGTAATTAATTTCTTTAACGGTACTGGAGACGCAGACGGAACTCTTAATATTAACTCAACTAAGGGAACTTTAACAACTAATCCTTATTCACCGGATAATGATAAAAGCGCAATGCGATTAGTAGTTCGTGCAGAACAACCAAGTGCCGGTTATTCATCTTTAATTCAATGGACAGACTCAATAGACGGAGTTTTTTAATGAACGTGTTCACAGTAAATCTTAAGCCAAAAGTATTAGAATATAATGACGGTAAAGTAAAAATATTTGTTGACTATCCGGGTATTGAGCAAGGTCAAGAAATTAAATCTTTGTCTTACAAAGCTTTTGATTTTGATATACAATGGGAAAAGACAGACGAGAACAAATATTTACCGAAGATTGACACTCTAAAAACTTCGGAGTTAGCTACAATAAACGATATTGGGTTCCAAACAAAGTTGTTAAGAATAAAATACTGCATTAAGGGGTGGGAAGGGATAAACGACGAAGAAGGAAAACCTTTCGAGTGCATTATTGAAAACAACGAAATGAGAAGAGACGTATTAATAAGAGTAATGGTTACGGATTGGATAGATATTGTTTATGAAGATATGGCAAAACTTTTGAAGTGGGACGAAACGGATAAAAAAAAATTCATCTCTTCGGAAGATTCAAACTTGAAGGCGGTTTAAGAGGTGTAATAAGAAAATTTCCCTTGACATTAAAAGTAGTTGAGGGAATGGGCTATAAAAGTTTAGTAATAAATACCAAAGAAGATTTAATAGATATAATTGTAAAAGAACTTGAGAAACCGGAAGAGAAAAAGTTATCAGACGTATGCGACAATTTAGGCTTATATGACACGATAAATATATTTGACCGCAGAACGATTCAACTTTGGGAACTTTACCAGACCTACAAATACGCCCCGCATTTAATTGACAACATGATTTTCCAAGATGCCGTAATGATATTTAATCAGTACGAGCCGAGAATGTTCTAATGGCAGATTCAACCGAAAAAATAAATTTTGAAATAGGCACAAAGGGCATACCTCAAGCAGAGCAAGCATTTGCAAGGCTTGAAAACGCGCAAAAGAAAGTTACTACTGGCTTCGCTGGCAATAATCAAGCAATGTTAGAAGCTGGTAGAATTTTACAAGACTTACCTTATGGCATCAATGGTGTAATGAACAATATTACACGTCTTGCCGAAACTTTAGCTCTTCCAGCAGGTGCTACAATGGCTATTAGTGCGGCTGGTGCGGCTTTATTAATGTTTCAAAGAAGAGCCGGAGAGGCAGACCCTGAGATAAGAAAACTCGCTGAATCTACAAAAAATCTAACTTCGGCTTTTAATAAACTTTTAGAGGTAGACAACCCTTTCGACAAAATACTTTTCCCAGTTAAAAGTAACCAGTTGAAAGGTCTGTTAGACACTCTTAACCAACAGATAAAACAAAGTCAAACCGAAATGGAGTTCTTAATCGGGACTACTTATCGTGGGTTAAAGCCTACAAGTTTCACTAATGAGGATTTAGCAGCAGAACAACAAAGAATTGCGAGAATGGGCGCTGCTGACGTGGCTAACAGACTTTATAATATGTTGGAAGAAAAGAAAACAAGGGAAGGTTTAGTAAAAGTTTTCGACGAACAATACAAAAAATCTAAAGCATTAGAACAAGCATACCAAGCATTATCGGACGTTGGATTACAAGCGACTACAAAGGAACAACTCAAATTAATCGAGAATTGGCAAAAGATAGATAAACTTTTAGACGGGATTGGCAAAAGATTAGAAAAAATAAAAGGATTCGGATTATCTCCTATAGGTAGTGCTAAATTCGGCTCACAAGATGCTTTATTCACAAGTAGGAATATGAGCGTAACAAAGCCACAAACCGACATTTTAGATTTAGACACAGCGCAAAAAACAATGGCAGATTTTATGGAAACCATTTCTAATGAATCTGCTAATACTCTAAGGGACGGGTTTTCGCAAGCATGGCGGGATATTTTTGGCGAAGCTAATTCTTTATTAGAACAATTCTTCGCAAACATAGCGGC